GTCGTTGTACGCTGATCCCATAGCGTCTTTCGAATAAAAATCTGGTCCGGTGGTCCACATCAAGCTTGAGTCGGTCAACTGTTGGGCAGCCCTCTTGCTCCCAACGCCGTGTCGTTTGGTTACGATTAGGTGTGCGACGTGGTTTTTGGCCCCAAGCCAACACTGCCTTAACGACAGCGCTGACGACAGGCTGATGAGGATTGGTGCTACCTTCACCAAGAGCTATGCCCGTGGCAAATCGCCTCCAATCTTTGTTGTCGTAGTTTTCATTCGACAAGATTGTCTGAATCACCTTGTGAAAATAACGTATCCATCGCCATCCGCTTGGGGTTTTGGTCAAGTAGCACTGGCACCATTGGACGTCTTCCAACTCATAGAATACGCCCTCTAGTTTAACCTCAAACCCAAAAACGTCATAGCAATTATCACGTATTTGACCAACGATTTCTGGCGCCCGGTTGGCTTCTGTGATGATGTTTAAATCATCACCGTTCGAAAATATCTCGATTCTCGATTTTTGGCCAAAAAGCACCCACGTGGTAGCACTAGCATTCAGCGTATTCCCACCACCCGTTTGTGCAGTTCCGGACGCGCGACACTGGGGAATCTGAAACTTTGTGGTGCCTGAACTCGATGTCCGAATCCGCACCTCCATGGTCTCCTCCTCACCCAATGACATCAACTGCCTGTAACGGCTGTCATACCATCGTCTAACGTAATAAATGTTTTCGTTACGTTTCATCCACGGCCCTATGGTGCTATCGAATTTGGACATATCGATCGCTATACACACGGGACTTGAGAAACTATTCCACATTTCGACAAATCTATCGGCCAGACCCTCATTATTAAGACCTTTCGCAACGAACGGAAAGTGGCAACCTGGCAAACATAGCTTTTTCATAGCATCGTCTAATGGCTTTATGTATCTTCCCATCTCTACCTTGGCGAAATCGGATGGTGGACAGATCAAACGTGGAATTCGATCTTTCTTATCGTAATAGGAATACTTTTCCACTTTCGTAAATCCATCATACACCATCCACCGCTTGGCATCAAAAGG